AAATCTTAAAAGACTGGAACGGTAATCTGTGGCTCATGATAATCTCTGGTAGCCCGACAGTATCTTATGATAGTAGTTTTGGTATGGGTATTGCTGACGTTGGATTTGAATATGTTGAACTTGGAAATGCAGAAAATCAGCGTGATTTATATAATGCAGGATTAGTAGATTCACCGACAACGGGAGGCTGATGATATGGCAACACAACAGAATTATAACACAGCCAAACAGAATGTAAGAAATTTAAGAGTTAAGATTGACCTGCTTAATTTTAACTTTCAGACAGTAGATGCAATTGAAGGTAATGTAATATCTGGTTCGATTAATATTGACGCTAATAGTGATATTCGCCGCACGTGCGATATCTCATTAGTTGTAACAGATGCGTCGTTTAACGTAACTGAAGGTGGCAAGATTTGGATGGATAAATATATTCAAATCTATACTGGTATTGATGATATTAGAACGGGTGAAACAGATTGGATTAATCAGGGCATATATATTATAAACGCTCCGTCACTTCAATTCGACGCAGTAACAGACACTTTATCATTTCAAGGGTTAGACCTTATGGCAAAGCTGACTGGCGCACGAAATGGATTTATGGATGATATAACAACTACAATCACAACGGGGTCATCTATACGAACTGTAATGATTGAAACTTTACAGAACTTCACTCAATTCACAAGATTTGCCATTGAGGATAATCCGCAGAAAACTCCTTACGACATGGTGTTTGAAGTCGGTAGTACAGTATATGATATTTTATCTCAACTAAGAGACATAACTCCCAATTATGAGATATTTTTTGATGTTGACGGTACATTTGTATATCAAAAAATACCAACGGGCGAAAGCGACCCCGTAATTGCAGATAATGATTTGTGGGATGATATCTTAATCAGTGAATCTACTGATGTAAATTTTGACGAAGTTAAGAATAGGATTATAGTATTAGGCAGAGCGCACGACCCTGACCATTTTGGTTCAGCAACATTAGTTGGTAGTGAATATCAAGTAACAATTGCGACAATTGGTGTTCTTGAAACTGATATGATAATTGGATTTACAACAACTGCACTTGCCACAAATCCTACTCTTAAAATAAATTCACTTGCCGCAAAACCACTTGTAAACGAAGATGGAACTCCCGCAGTATTGCCAGACGCAGAAGCATTTTATATTGTAAGAGTTTTGGCTAATGGTAATTTTTTATACATGGGTAGACAACAAATTCGTGCAGAAGCATCAGACACTAACCCAAATAGTCCATATTATATAAATGGCAGTATTGGTGAGATTCTATTGCCACTATACGGCGGCGAGTATGATAATATTGTAACCGATGACCTTGCGGGGCAAAGAGCAAGATATGAACTTTGGCTAAGAACACGAATGAACGACAGCATAGTATTAACTTGTGTTCCTGCATATTTTTTAGATGTTAACCAAAAAATATCATATGCACGAATTGGCACGACAGAATCATTAGAATATCTTATAAAGTCAATTAGTTTTGACTTGTCCGAATCTGGAACAATGAGCATAGAATGTATTAGATTTTATGCTGAATATCCAGATATTTAAAATAGAAAGGAGTTGAATATATGTCATCTACCTATGCGGATTTATCAAATACAAATTTTCCAGACAGCATTGACGTATTTACAAATTTTTTAAATATGCTTGCCACCGATGGCACTCTTGTCAATCAATATCAGACCGCAATGAAGGCAGGAGATTTGGCGACAGCACAAGCAATCTTAGCTCAAATTCCAAATGCTAATCAAAAAGTGCTAACCGCAGATAAACTAAACAAATATAAAGATGCAATTATCGCACTTGAAAGATTCTGGACAACCGATATTAAACCATATATTGACACTAAACAGACTGAATGGGAGAATACTATTGACCTGTTTAGTTATATTGGAGAATATAATCCATCCGTGCAGTATCAAAAGAATAATTTAGTAGATTATACATCTTTAGGCATCAAAATGATATATATATGCACTGCTACGCCGCCTATCGGAACTGCGCCGACTAATACTACCTATTGGCGAGTTTTGACGATACAAGGGGTCAAGGGGGACTCAGGAGTGGGGCTGTCGTTTGTGTTTGCATGGAGCGCCGCACAAGCATATAGTTTACAAAATGTAGTATCATATGAAAATGCTCTTTGGGGCTGTATTCAGGCTAATACTAATCAGCCGCCATTTGACGGCTCAACATATTGGCAGTATATTGCAAGTTTAACAGGAGAAAAATATCCTGTACAATCAACTGCGCCTCCGGGCTTATCAACAGGTGCGTTGTGGTTTCAAACATTATAAAAGGGGGAGATATAAATGATAGGCACTATGCCAAAGAGTCAAGATATACATTTATCTGACGCAGGATTAAGAAGTCAATTTGTCTCCCTTTTTACAAGCGGCGACTATACGGGAGCATTTGATGTTCTTAATAATAATCCTCAATTGGATAATAAAAAGATTGTTGCGGATGCGTTAAATGCACTCAATGTCGCAATTACATATTTAGAAAATTTATACTATACTAATGTAGATAATTTTTTAGCGTCAGAATTGGTGCGACTCCAAACTGCAATTGACCGATATAGAAAAATCGGAACATATAGTGGTGCAGTACAATATCAAGTGAATAATTTTGTAATATATAACTCACTTGCATATATGTGTATTGCTACGCCGCCAATTGGCACACTACCTACCGATACTAACTATTGGGAAGAAGTTGGACTAAAAGGAGAACAAGGCGCATCGAGTTTAAACTTAACGCTAAAATACGAATGGAGTAATTTAACATCGTACTCAATCAGAGATGTTGTAGTTTATGAAGAAGATTTTTATGTCGCCAAGACAAATAATGTCGGCAAAATCCCATCGACATCAACTGCTGATTGGGAGATATTGTTGACGATTAAACGTAAATACATACATACGGATGCTACAGGAGCTTCGTTGGTTAACGGAGATATATGGTATAAACCATTATAAGAAAGGAGAAATTATGGCTAATGTAGATTTTTTGCCAAATGTAAAAACAGCAACTGGCTTTGATGCCTTAAATACAGTTTCGACATATATAAACCACACGGCAAGAACAGTAACCACAAATGGTGATACATATAATATAACCGTACCTGCCCCAAATGATATTTTAACGGGGCAGTTTGTGTTGATTTTTGTGCCTGATAGCGATAATATTGCGGGTATGAAGATTAGTATTAATAATGGGGTAGGGACACCTATTTATGTTGACGAAAATCCGGCAGATGCAGGATTGTTAAAAAGCGGCATTCCAATCCAACTAATAGTAGATATGATATCTAATAAGGCGTATGCAAATAAGACTATCTTAGAATCAGAGTCCTGCATCGTCACAGTCTCAACATCAGATTCACAAGCTGTATCAGGGCAGACGATAACCCTGACTAACCTGACGTTATCCACCACGGAAACCTATACGCTACTAGCAGGAGAAACATCACATACATTTAAAGTAACTCCAACACAGATTTATAAAATAAGCGTAGATGCGAAATCGACATACGTTGCTCCGTCAGAATCAGCTGAGTTTTCAGCAATTGCAGGCAACGTAAGAAATGTGGCAATGCAGTACGAAAAAATGTTCCGATATGGATTTAGAAGAACCAAAGCAGAGTCTAACCCGGACACACGAATAGAATATTTATTTGATGCGGTTGGTATGACTCCTGCCTACATGGACTTCACAAGTGGCAATTTTAACTACGGGTCATGGGAAACATTTGTCAATGAGGTGTCACGCCCAGTAATGCTGAAAATTGACGGAACTGTAGATTATGAACTGTCTCGAAATGACATGACGAAAAAGGTTGATGGAGTAACCGCATCTGATGTGTCAAATACGGCATATGCAGGCAACGCCATGATTGAATTTAGAAAATATAAATGGGTTAAGCGGTATGAAGATGCTACTTATGAATATGTAATATTTTCTAATGGTAATTATGACGGAACTTATAATGCTTACGCTCATACCGATTTGAATGGCGTTGTTAAAGACGAGTTTTATTGGGGAGCATTTAAAGGCTCTAATGTGTCGAGCAAATTACGTTCCGTAGCCGACCAGACGGTAATGGTATCTCAAACACGAAATACCGAAGTGTCCTATGCAACCGCAAATGGAAGTGGATATTATACTATTTACAAATCTGGTTGGGAGTATATTGGAGACTTGTTGACACTTATATCTAAATCGGATAATTCACAAACCAAATTTGGTAGTGGTAGAAGTAAATCCACAAACACAACTGCAATTGCAACAGGAACCCTAAAAGCACAGCCGTATTTTAAAGGCTATACCGATGAAACATCTGATGTTAAAGTTTTCGGTATTGAAGGATTTTGGGGCAACGTATGGGAAGGTATGGCCGGACTTGTATATAATGGACAAATTAGAACCAAAATGACCCCGCCTTATAATTTCGATGGTACTGGATACACCTTAACAGGAGTTACACCAAGCGGAACAAGCGGTGGGTTTATAAATACCGCATCCGTAACCGATACAAGTGGATTTGTGCCAAAAACAGCAAATGGTAGCGGAACGACATATTATTGTGACGGATTATATTTTAATAATACACAAGTAGATTATGCTCTAGTCGGTGGTTTTTGGTCTTACGCGCTTCTTGATGGTTGTCGGTGTGTGAGTTTGAGCAGTTTGGCTTCGGATACGGCCGCGGGCGTCGGCTCCCGCCTTTCTTATATAAACCCTGCTTAGGCGGGGTTTGGGGTCGCCCAGACCCCAATATAGGGTTTTAAAGTGCTGAGTCGGTGGTAATTGGAATAACGCGCTTCATGATGGATGTCGGTATGTGAATTTGAACAATTTGGCTTCGAATACAAACACGAACATCGGCTCCCGCACTTCTTATGAGTTAATAAAAAAATCGCACTTTAAAATCCTCGCCGCTTGGCGAAAATTAAGTCGTAGCAGGCAGGGGTTAGTAAATAATTGAAATCCCTTGAGACGATAAGAAAGGAATAAATGAAAAGAGAAGGATATATATACGAAAAAATATGCCATAAAGAAAACATACGTGTTGCCATAATGAGTGCATCAAAAGGAAAACGTGACAGAGATGATGTTAAGCGAGTGTTGTCTAATATGACATATTATGTGGATAAAATACATAATATACTTGTAAAAGAACTATATATTCCAAATGATTATAAGATAGCCACAATAAGAGAAGGCATATCTAAAAAAGAAAGAGTAATATATAAGCCAAACTTTTATCCAGACCAAATAATACAATGGGCGATAATATTACAGATATCACCTATATTATCACGTGGTATGTATGAATTTAGCTGTGGTAGTATTCCCAATCGTGGCATACATTATGGTAAAAAATATGTTGAAAGATGGATAAAATCAGACCACAAAAACACTAAGTATTATCTAAAATTAGATATAAGCAAATTTTATCCGTCTGTGGATATAAGTATTTTAAAACAAAAACTAAGAAAAAAGATTAAAGACGTAAAGGTTTTAAATTTACTTTATAGTATTCTTGACAAAAACAAAGGATTACCAATAGGAATACTTATTAGTCAGTGGTTGGCCAATTTTTATCTACAAGATTTAGACCATTATATAAAAGAACAGCTAAAAGCAAAGTATTATATTAGATATATGGATGATATGATTTTATTCGGTCGCAATAAAAAAGAGTTACATAAAATGCGCATTACGGTTGAAAAGTTTTTAAACACTATCGGATTAAAATTAAAGTCTAATTGGCAGGTTTATAGACTTGACAAAGAGCCGCTTGATTTTATGGGCTTTAGATTTTATAGAAACAAAACAACTTTAAGAAAGTCTATAATGTTAAGAATAACCCGCAAGGCGAATAAAATTTATAAAAAGGCTAAACCAACATATAATGACGCTTGCAGTATGCTAAGTTATATGGGGTGGATTAAAAACACTGATAGTTTTAAACTATTTAATGATAGAATAAAACCATATATAAATATATCACAACTTAAAAACATAATTCGAAATGAGGCAAAGAAACAGAATGAAAAAGTACAAAAGCCAATCTGCTATTATGCCAAATGAATGGGATTTAGATTCGAGCGAAACTTGCGTTTATCATAATTATAATACAACCAGTCAAGACAACGACGGGGTTATAATGTATTTTTATGATGTAGAAGAATATACAAGACGAGAATATGATTCTATTATACTTGCACAGACAAGAGCGGACACAGATTATATCGCTGTAATGACGGGGGTTGAATTATAATGTATGACAAAATAAAATATTATTATGATAACGGACTCTGGAATATTGATAGAGTCTGGAATGTTGTAGGCAAGGTTTTAACAGAAGATGAATATTTTGAAATAACTGGATTTATTTATCCAGATAAAGCATAACTACACAACGCACGAAAGGAGATAAAATGACAGTATCAAAATACAAAGTAACACCGTATAATAAAAAATTTACGGTATATAAAATTCCATTTTCAGCAATTGAAAGTGCGGGAGTATCTTTAAAAGATAAAAATAAAACATATTCAGTTGCAAAACACGCACAAGAAATGAAATGGGATATTGCAGTAAATGGTGCAATGTTTGACATGAGGACGCACCAGAACGTTACTGACTTAATTGTTGGTGGAGTTGTAAACAACGGCGGGAACTATACAGACAAAGGTATTGCATTTGGTAATCCGTGGGCAGGAATATCTGCATATTGGACAACAACCGCAAATAGTAGAGGTAAACAGGTGGACTTTGTCGGCGGTGCGCCTACTCTAGTAATTGATGGTAAAATTAATATGGATATGAAGGGGCTAACGCAGAGTTTTGCGACAGCCCTTAGACCACGAACGGCAATTGGAATTGACGCAAGTAATATCTATATTGTAATTGGATTAGGCACAAATGCCAATCTAACAGAAGTTGCAAATGAGTTTATTAAGCAGGGTGCAAGATATAGTATTGCCCTCGATGGGGGAGGTAGCACTTCTCTCTACGCAGATGGTAAAACTGTATATACTCAAGGGCGCAACGTAACAAGTGCCTTTGGCATACGTTTAAAACAGTCTGATAGCCCTGTACAGCCGAGTAATCCTACAACTAATACTACGGTAAGGCATACAGTTAAAAAGGGCGAATCACTCTCTAAAATAGCGAAACTATATGGAGTATCTTATAAAGATATTGCCAAAGACAATAATATTAAAGCGCCACTGTATATTATCAGAGTGGGGCAGGTATTAACAATAAAAAAATAGAATCGCAGGAAGGGAGTGATGCTGTGAACAAAAAAGTATTAATCGACTCTGGACATAGTGACTTGACTAGTGGCAAACGTGCATTTGATAATAGTTTCTTTGAATATGAATTTAACTATGATGTAAGTAATCGTATTAAGAAACACTTAGCACGACATGGGGTTGATTCAGAAGTATTGCAGGTGCGTAATACAAGTTCAACAAATGAACTCAACGCACGTGTAGATTTTATTAATAAATCTGGCGCAGATATTGTAGTGTCAGTCCACGCTAACGCCTTTGGCACAGATTGGAATACTGCTAATGGATGGGAGATTTATACTTATAAAAACATGGGAGAAAGTTTAAAACTTGCTCAGGCAATTCAGAAAAATTCTATTCCTTATCTTGGATTGAGAGATAGGGGCATTAAAGATGGTTCTGCATTTGCTGTTGTAGGTAAAACAAATCCGCCCGCAGTATTAATCGAGCATGGATTTTATACTAATAAAGAAGAAGTTGTAAAACTTAAATCAGATAAGTTTAGAGAAATGTGCGCAATTGCAGACACTAAAGGTGTTTTAGAATACTTTGGAATTGCGTGGATTGAAGAACCCAAACCAGAACCCATTCCTGTAGAGCCAGAGCCTACGGGAGAATATTTATATAAGGTTCAAGTCGGTGCATTTGCAAAAGAAGAAAATGCAACCACTATGAAAGATAAGTTAATCAAAGCAGGATTTACTGCTATGATA